ACCGCCTACCGTTTCAGGTATGCCTTGATACAAATTATACAATATTATGTCATAAAAGTCAATATTTTACAAAGCGTTCCGTAAGGGGCGCATTTTTTATGTCCAAATTTAAGAAAAGAGGTTTTATTATGAGTGTAAAAGCAAAAACTGGAATTGATTTATGTAACAATCAGCTGCTGAACGCGGTACTGGAAAACAAGGCGATGTCGTCCGCTCCGGATTCTCCCGTTGCGGGAAGCTTTTTCTGGGACACAACGAACAACTGCCTTAAAATTTACAACGGCTCCGACTGGATAAATTACAACCCGCTTGACGCCTTTGAATTTTCAAGTACTTCAAGCGGAGTTTTAACCGTATTGAAAAAGAAAAACAGCAGCCTTTCGCCATCTGTTCAGAGTATTAAAGTAATTGACCCGAATGCGTTTGAAGAGGCGGGAGCGGCCGCACAGGCTTACGCAAGCGCAAGATCGTATACGGACGAAAAGGTTTCCGCACTGCTTGGCGGCGCGCCATCGGAGGCTCTCGACACCATATTCGAGCTTGCGCAGGCGGTGGAGGACAACAAGGACCTTATAGAAAGCCTACAGTCTCTTGTTACAAACGGAGTACACAAGGCTAAAATACTATGCCCTGCTCTTACGCCTGCAAGCGGCGTATGTACTTGGGCGTGCAATCACGGTTTATCGCTTGCTGGAAACGATACCGCCGTACTATGCGACGTGTATACGTCAAGCGGTGAAAAGGTGATGTGCGATATCACGATAAACAGCAGATCAAACGTAATAATCAAAATATCAAGCGACACTACAATAACGGCGGGCTCTTATTACGCTGTCGTCGTAGGATAAGGAGGAGCTTATGAAAAATCTTTCCCCGATAAATGAAAGTAAAGACGCTGTAACCAAGGAGTATGTTGATAACAAGAACTTTGCCGGCAGTACAACGCCGGGCGGGGCGGCTGCAAGCGCAGAAAAACTTACAAAAAGTGTAGGCTCACCGACAGTTCCAATTTATCTTGATAATGGCGTGCCTATGGTAAGCAAGTATACTTTAGGCAGTATGGCGGCTAAGAATGCAGATGATTATTCCAAGGCAAATCATACCCATGATTATCTGCCTCTAAGCGGCGGAACTATGAATCCTGATTCAGAGATAGTCATACCCTACGGGACGACGGGAAGAGCCGCGGGACTTGGAAGAAACGGAATGAGGGTATATACCACAAGCAACGGTTCGGCATGGGCCTCGGGAGTGAGCTTTTATAAGACCGATAAGGAAACCTCGCTTGGAACAATAGGAGCATACGGACATACCGACACCCTGGAGTATTACTATATAGGCAATTATCAGAATCCGGTGGTAAAGATAACGCCCGACGGAAAAATAACTACGGCGGCAGGCGGAAATCTTTTGTATGACGGCTCTATTCTTGGTACAAGCGGAGAAGCTTCAATTTCAGGATTAGCCGACTACTCTGTAGTCTTGATAAATTTAAACGGATCCGCAAGTACCGGCTTTAAATATGGAGTATCGGCGATGATACCGATATCGTATTTATCGAAATCCGCCGATAACATATATCGCATATACGGCGGAATCCCGTCCTCTTCGTATATCACATCAAGCGGTCCGCAGGCCGCTAAGGATATGGGAGGCTATATAACGGCTTCTATGCCGGACAAGAACACGCTGGAGCTTGCTATGGATTCAAGCGGTTCCGCAATAGGAAGCGTACAGATATATTCAATAATTTAAAGGGGGCTAATGTAATGAACGATAAGATAAAATACATACTTTCCGTTATCGGAGGGTTTATAGCGACGGCCACAAAGCAATACGGGCTTATACTTCTTTTTGTGGTAATAGGAATAGTATTCGATTTCGTTACGGGAATGGTCAAAAGCAAAATAACGGGCGTACCCTGGTCAAGTAAAAGAGGCTTTATCGGCTTCTGGAAAAAGATATCGCTTCTTGCGGCGTTGTTTTTCGGGGTATTTCTGGACTACTTCATACCCATGTCTCTTGAAAAAATAGTATCTGTCGAAGTACCCTTTGCTTTGCCCTTCGGTTTAATCATCGGAAGCTACATAGTGCTTAACGAATGCATATCTATATGCGAGAATCTCTACGAATGCAACCCGGATATTATTCCGAAATGGATAGCTAATTTATTAAAGAACGCTAAAGGGAAAATAAATGAGGATAAAAACGGCCAAGACGGTTGACACATACGGTTAATTGTTGTATAATAATAAAAAAGGGGCATACCGATAGACGGTCGCTCCCAATAAGTAAGTTAAGTAAATAACCGTCTTAGTTTGGTAGCTGAGGGCGGTTATTTCCTTTTATTATGAAACACAGTATAAATTAACGCTGTATATGTAGTCAGAAAGGCTGCAAACTGAAGCAGTTCGCTCCATGACACATAATTCATAATTATCACTCCCTTCCGGGAGCAGGATTGACCGCCTACCGTTTCAGGTATGCCTTGATACAAATTATACAATATTATGTCATAAAAGTCAATATTTTACAAAGCGTTCTGTAAGGGGCGCATTTTTTATGTCCAAATTTAAGAAAAGAGGTTTTATTATGAGTAAAAAAGTATTTATAGGAGTAGGACACGGAGGAAATGATCCGGGAGCTGTCAAATACATAACCGAAAAGGACTATACCTTAAAGACCGCAAAGCTTGTAGCCCAGTATCTCAAAGAGGCGGGAGTGGAATATAAGCTGTCGAGAACTGCGGATGTAGATACCGATATGGACAGCAAGGTTGCAATGTGCAACGCGTACAATCCCGATCTTGTAATAGACATTCATTACAATGCGGGAGGCGGAACAGGCTTTGAAGTGTATTACAGCCGTGTAGGCGGTACTTCAAAAACGCTTGCCGAAAACATCAATACGGAAATGAAAAAGCTTATGAAAAGCAGAGGAGTAAAGACAAAGCTTAATTCTATCGGAAGAGACTACTTCGCAATAATCAGGCTGACCGCCGCGCCTGCCGTTTTGCTGGAGGGCGGATTTGTAGATACGAAATCGGACGCAGACTATATCAAGGCAAATTACAGTAAGATAGCGAGAGCTTATGCGGACGGTATTCTGAAAACTCTGGGAATAACGGTTAAGACTGACAGTGTTTCGTCTGCTAAGCCTGTACTGGACAAAACGGGCTACAAGAAGGGCGACAGCACTATCGGCGTGCTTTCCCTTAAAGAGCTGCTGCTCCTTGCGAAAAAGGCCGGAATAAATAAGTACGGAATGGATAAAAACATATGGTTTGGAGACGGGACTCTGAACGCAGTGAATTATCTGTTAGGGCAATGGGGTTATAAACAGAACGGAATTGCCGGACAGAATTTTATAAAACGACTTCATACGGAGATTGAAAAAAAGATGTAATAAGTTAAATCCCCTCGGACTTAATTGTCTGAGGGGATTTTTTTATACTTTGGAAATATCTATATTTTTCTTTGAAGAACTAGGGATTTAGATTTTCGAGCCGGCTTTCTGACGGATTTCACTCTTCCGGTCTAAGCCATACTCGCGCTACGAAACGGTTATTTTCCTCTGTAAATTCAGCGTTGCCGTTATACTTTTCAGCTCGTCTTTTAACGCTTTTGATACCAAGCCCATGATTTTTGACGTCGGTCTTGCTTGTTTTAAGGCGACTATTATGTGCTAGCACTGATTTTTCTATAGGGTTTGATATTTCAACCGAGTATGCTCCGCCAAACACATCAAGTTTTATTATAATCTCGTAGTCTTTAAAGCTGTCGGTATACGCTTCTGTGGCATTGTCGAGGAGATTACCGATAATAGTACAAATATCTATGATGTCAACATTTTGAAAGCCTTCTGTTTTGCTAAAATCGCCGCTTGCATGGCATTTTATATCTATCTTATCATAACATTCAGCATATTTTTGCTGAATGATTGCGTTAATATAAGCATTTTTCACACCTGTATATACCACACGGCCGCTATGTATTCTATTAACCAACTGTGAATAATGCTCACGTATCTTATCATACTCCTTATGATCTAAAAGACTGGTTGTTGTTACAGCAACATTTTCGATGTCATGCTTAATACTCCGTATCTCTTCTTCTCTTTTTATATACTCGTCAAGATTCTTTTTCATCGCCTTATTTTCAAACTGGTAAAATTTTATTTCCTCAGATTTCTGCTTATTTTGGGCAGAACGAAATATCCCGTACAGAGAAAGTGCATTAATCACTAACGCGATAAGAGAAGCAAACGTCATGATTAAAGGCTTATAACGGCTTACGTTTTGCTGAAAAACATATAACCCCATTGCAAACGAGGCGGCGCAAATAAAAAGCAGAGCTATCCACTCCGCAGAGCCAAGACTAAAGTCGGCGTTACGGAGATTTTTACGATACCATCTGTAAAAGCCGTATGAGGCAAGCGCAAACAGCAGCTTTGTTATAACTAAAATAGCTATACGTACCGCGCCTTGTATGTAAACGGCGGCGTGCAATCCGTTACCGTCAAGAAAACTATTAAACGCCATCATAACGGGAATGTTTATAAGAAATATCATATAATTATTTATAAATATAATATAAAATTTGAAAAATAGATTTCCTTTCAAAAAAAGTACCGCGAATATCATACTTATGATAAGTTGTGATATACCCGGAAGCGTTTCCGAAACTTTTGCCGGCAAATAATTTGCTAAAAAAGCAATATTTATGAAAGAAACAAGCGTATAAACTATATATTTTAAACATTTATGTCCGGGGCTTTTATAGCCCAATACCATTGTTGTAAAGCCTGTGATGATAACTGCTTCAGCCAGACTGGCTGAGTGTTCTATCAAGCTCCACATTATCTAAACCTTTGCCCCCTTAAGTAAATACATTTTTTTAATATGTTTTCCTTTTTTGATTGGCTGTACTTAAGCGTTTCTCCTGTTGTCAGATACACAACATCTTTTAAATCCGCAATAAACCTATAATTTACCATTAAGCTACGGCTTAAAGTAACAAACTTATCAAAACGCGAATCTATCTGTAGATTACTTAAAGTATTTCGGTCGTTGTAAATCCCAGATTCTGTGTGAAATAAAGCCTCGTGGTTTTTCATTTCGATGTATACGATGTCAGAAATTCGTACACTTATATTTTTCGTGTCATAGGTCTGTTTTGCTATTTTTTCTTCCTCTAATAAAAAATCAAAGGCGTTGTATAGTTTTGTTTCTCCGGCGCTTTTATATATGTAGGCACACAGGTCATACTCGACGGCTACATCGCCGCAAGTCTCATTACTGCTTAAAAACATCACGGGTAAATCCGGACAAATTTTTCGGATGTCCTTAACTAATTCTATCCCCGAATATCCGGGCATCTCAATGTCTAATACGGCTACGTCTATTTTATATTTTTGTGTTTCTATGTCTGTCATTAGATCGTGTCCGTTGAGATACTTTATTATTTGACAGGTCATCCCACGGTCATAATAGTAATAATCCTTGATCGTCTTTTCAAAATAGTCGAGAAAAAATTGCTCGTCGTCGCAGATTGCTATTAACATATATCCTCCTTTCTTGTTTTAAAATTATAGCAAAAAAGTCGAATCATGTCCAGAGGTAAGTTGTGCTAAGAATTTTTGCGCTATACGTATAAATAGGTTTTGCATACTGCAATCAAATTGCAATCAAGGCATAAAAATACACCGCCTGCAATCGCTTGCAAACGGCGTAAAATGGGGGATTATCCTGGAGCTGCTAACCAGATTCGAACTGGTGACCTCGTCCTTACCAAATAAAATATTAGTGGCTCAACAGCGTAAATACGCCATTTTATTTGTGATTATATGCCCGTATTTAAAAACGGTTGCTATCAAACTGCTATCATTTTTCCACTTTTAATAATTCTATCATTTCCGATAGCTTATCTATGTTTTGATGTATATAATTTTCTGTAGTGGTTTCATAATCTGCATGTCCTATGACTTTTATCAAATCTTCCGGTTTAGCTCCTTTAGCTTGCAGTAGGGTGGCAAAAGTGTGGCGGGTACTGTGTGGCGATTTACGAGTTATTCCCAACCTTTCAAGCAAAGGGTAGTACTCCCTTTCTCTAAAATTCTTTTCATTTAATCGGTTTCCAACTTTGTTTGATATTAAATAATTTCCGGATTCATTGTAAAAATATTTTATATAATTAATTATAGCCGAGTGAATAGGTATTATTCTGTTAGTTCCGGCCTCGCTTTTTTTGCCGCCAATTAAACGAGGAGGAGAATCGTCTAAATATGCGTTTTCTTTCTTCATGTCAAAAAGTTCTCCTATCCTCAATCCGCTAAAAATGAGTATCAGAACAATTTTAGCGGTCCTATCTGTATCATTGGACAGTAAAATTTTTATATCCGATTCGCTAAAAGTTTCTTTTTCTTTTTTATCTGCTTTAGGTAATTTTAAAAATTGCGCATAGTTTTGAGATATTATATCCTGTGACATTGCATATTTGCATAACTGGCTATATAGAGAGCGTATTTTTTCACATGTAGCTCTTGATCTTCCAGAAGCCACCGCGTCATCAAGACACTTTTGTATGTCGGGAGCTCTTAAATCCTTAATTTTTTTCGATCCATAAACTTCAATATATTTCCATGCAGAATTATAATTACTGATTGCGTCTTTAGACAAATCTCGATAGTGAATTTTTTTCCAGCTTTCAAAAACATCTCCTAAGGACATTCTTATTTTATCGGACATGTTCGCAGCTACCGCTTCGTTTAATGCGTTTAAAGCTTCCGTTTTGGTTTCAAAATATCCGAGAACAGTACGCTTAGAATTTCCCTCTTTATCATACTTACACGGCAAAATAGCGGCGTATGGTTTTCTGCGATTTCCGGAAACTTTGTATACAGAGCCTTGTGAATTTGCTCTACGGCGTGATTTCCTTTTTTCGACTGTTTGTTTTTTTCCGCACCAATTGCAAAAAGGGGAATCATCCGGTATTTCTTTCTTACACTTTATACAAAGCATTTTATCGCTCCTTTACATGTTAATATTGCACAAAAAAGCACTGTTGAAACCCACTTCCAAATTTTACTGCGACAGTATACGCGTATTTCACGACAACGCTATTGCAATCCTGAAATTCATGAGTATAATAAAAAATGTAATCATGATTCGACAATAAATCGAAAGGAGTGCAAAAGATTGCTATTTATTTGTGTATTTCTCTTGTTCTGACAAATCGGTTATATACTCGTTAGCTTTTTGCTTGCCGGTATCATTTAAGCTGTCGTATTTAGATATGGTATCGTTTCTTAAATAATTAGCAGAATCTACAGACATCTGCAATACCTCATCAGGAGTAGCTTCATGCCATGTTATTTTTCCGTTTCTTGTATCTTCGTCAAGTTGATGGGTAGTTTTAATTGCTTCAATAGCGTTTGTGTTTAATACGTTTTTCAACTGTTCGATTATTTCTGATTTTTCGAAAAGCAATTCAGAAACTTCAACATCCAAAGCTTTAGCTATTTTTTCAATAGTATCTATTTTGGGATTCTGCCGCCCCGATTCGTATTTCCTTATATTTGCGTCATTTATTCCGCACTTTTCAGCAATTTCCTTTTGTGTCATTCCTTTTTCAATGCGTATTTTTCTGATACGTTCACCAATATTCAAATTTATCACCTCACAATTGATTATACCATGATTTTAGATGTGTTTCAAGATAGATTGAAAAAAACCTAAATAATTTTCAAAAAGACTTGACAGATTTAAAATGCCCTGTTATAATATAGCAAGAGGTTTAAATCAACCTAATAAATCTAAAGGGGGCGTAAATAATGAAATTGAAAAGAAACGTGTTAAAACATATTATGGTTGACCGAGAGTTGAAGTTAAGAGAGCTTGAAAAACTTTCGGGAGTTTCGAGACAAACACTTTCGGCAATTGGTAACGGTAAGTCTTGCAGTGGTGAAACAGTATTTAAGATTGCCGAAGCACTAAAAATTGACGTTATGGAATTAATTGAAAGAAAGGATAAAAATTATGAATGAAATTAAAGTAATTGAAAATAATGGGCAGAGAGTTTTGACAACAGTGCAAATTGCAGAGCTGTATGGAACTGACAGTAAAGTAATTTCAAACAACTTTAATCGAAATAAAGAAAGATATACAGAGGGAAAGCATTATTATTGTTTGACAGGTGACGCTAAGCGAGGTTTTGTTAACCGTCATCAAATTGAGGACGGTTCAAAAGCAAGTAATTTTTATCTCTGGACAGAAAAGGGCGCGCTGCTTCATGCTAAGAGTTTAAATACAGATAAAGCGTGGGAAGTGTATGACTACCTTGTGGAAAATTATTTTGAGGTTAAAGATCAACGTCTTACAGGCATGAAACTTATAGCGACAGCAGTTGTTGAAGCCCAGGCTTTACTGAAAGAAAAAGACAATAAAATCTGTATGCTTGAAACAAGCATTGCTGTTAAAGACCAACAGATTTCAGAATTAAAGCCAAAAGCAAGTTACTATGATGTAGTGCTTAATTGTCCTGATTTGCTGTCTACTACTAAAATTGCTAAGGACTACGGAAAGTCAGCGGTCTGGCTTAACTCTTATCTCCATGATAAGAAAATACAATACAAACAAGGCGGAGTGTGGCTTTTGTATCAAAATTATGCGCAGTGCGGCTACACAAGCACAAAAACTCACAATTACAATGGCGATGATGGTATTCAGCATGCAAAGGTACATACTTACTGGACACAAAAAGGCAGACTATTTATATACGAAACTTTAAAGTCTGATGGAATTTTACCTCTTGTCGAATATAAACAGTCCGCATAGCGGCAGAAAGGAAAAATTGAAATGAATGAAATTGTAATTAACAACCAGAATGTACTCGTTAAAGAATACG